ATTTGATGCTCACTGAGTCCGGCAAACTGGTTGAGGTATCGGTAGAGTTCTCGGACTTTCCCAAGACTTCATCTCGATAAGCATTTGCTTCAGCCTGGATCTGGTCAGCTTGTGCCTTCACAAAGGCCCATATTGCTACACCAATATCACCCATATTGAAAAGCTTGGTTGCGTTTTCAGGCGAACATTCCGGTTCAATTTCCTTGCCATCTTCCACAAATACCACGCCTTTCCAGTCTGCAACCAGATGGCATGCGGCAGCTTCAAGTAATAGTTCATGATGGAGCTTGTCATTACCACAAGCGGTGGCCACATCAAAGCCTTTTGATGACAACTGATTATGTGCACGTTCAACTGCTACCCGGTAAGCTTTGTAATCAGAGCCACGAATCTTGAACTCAGCTAATACATTCCCTTCGCCATCTTTATACTCTTTCCAGAGTGCAACTTCTTTACTTTGTTGAATTGCTACTTTTAAAGCCATGTTTTGATCTCCCAAAAGAAAACCGCCCGAAGGCGGCTATGGTTATGCAACTGAACGTGTGATGGTTGGTGCTACCTTAACCTGCTTAAACTCCAAAGCCAGCGTGTGGTCGTCGGTCGCATTGGTATCCGACATTCCATCATTATCGAGTTCCAATTTAGGAAAATGGAATCCGTAAGCATTGCCTTTCGAATCTTCAACACCAATTTCTGCAGTCATGGTTTCGCGTGATTCAACATAAGGAATCCAGGCTTTAGATTGCTCGGTTAGGACCACTGTTGCACTCAAACCAATATTCACTTTGCCTTCGGTATAGCGGTTTGGAATGATGCTTTGATTGCCTAGACATGGGCGAGCAGTCAAGTTGTTGTTAATCGAAATAGTGAACGACTCAGCACATGCAGTACCTACAGTGCTCACGCCATTAATTTTGAATGTATTCACGTTAATAGATGACATGAAAGGCGTATCAGGTGCAGCGAGTGGCACAGTTACCGGACTAACATCTGGGTTTGCATAACCTGTAGCACTGATCGTTGCTGATCCAGTAATCTTGCCTTCCGTATCACCCTGAATAGTCAACTCTCCAATTCGGGCACCAGAAAATACCTGGATAAAGTTTAATTTTTTATCATGCTTCACAATCGTAAAGGTACCTAGTTCAGGGCCGCCGATTTCAAGTGTAGCGATACCAGTCACACCATCTTCTACAAACACATTGCCAGCCGCACCTTCAAATAAAATATCCTGGCTTAATGCTGATAGCTCATATTCAATGGTGCCGGCTGCTTCACCAGAAGTCGCAACTGAACCTTGATCAAAACGAGAATCTACAATTTCATCAGATTCGGTAAGTGAAACGGTTTTCTTTAACGAGTCAGAGTTTCGACGCAACGTATGCCAGACAGGCACTGCAGGCAAAACATTAGGTGACTCTTCTTTTGCAATGTAGATAACTACATCAGTGCCTTTGGATGACATAGTGTACTCCTTAATTTTAGGCATAAAAAAACCACCTTTCGGTGGCGATAAATTTAGATATTAAAAAAAGCACCCGAAGGTGCATGTTTTTATGGCTTAAAATCTATATCGACTGAGGCTCCGGAAACCTCATATCGCTTAGGACTACCTATTTCACTGACATCCTCTAGATCAATATAGACTTCACGGACCGGTAAACTGTTTTCCTGCTGCCATTGAGACAGTTCAGCCTGAACTGCGGCTGCGATACGTTGCTCTAATTCTTGTTTCTTGGCTTCGATTTCGTGAAGCATCTTTTGATACTCAGTCATGCTAATTCACCCGGTAAGACACATTCACATTATACTGATAAAAACTCATGGCTGAAGGATCGCCAATCGCTGATGAATGTCCCGCATCCAGAATATCGGCCTGAAGCATCTCTAAATTACCCACTTTATAGAACTGCATGTGTTCAGCCCACTTATCAGCAAGCTTAGATAACTCCAGTGTTCCTGAGTGAAGTGGCGCAAATAATTGGATAAATACAATACCGGGTGTTCGCGTACAAGGTTTATCACCAATACTTGCAATAAAAGTTCCCGCATTTTTTACCGTGACTTTTGCCCAGATCTCTTTCTTTAGTGGCTCAAATGGCTTGCCACCAGCTTGTGGATTGTTTGCAATTTGAATATTAGCTTTAGGCATACCAGTGAAAGTGCCGACACGCACAAGAATAGCTTGTAAGGCCTCAGTATTGGTCATCATCTATATTTCTCACAAACGTATCGGAATGAAAGCGCGTAAACACCATTGGGTGCCTGCTGACTGTGACCTAACTCAAGAGCCAGACCATATGGGCTCAATGTCTGGACATAGACAAGACCGCCTATTTTTGCGGTAGATGCTATTTGCAGCCCTTCACGTAGTGTTTCATTGCCTGATAGGTCATAGCCCTTCTCGTAAGTATTCTGCGGACTATCAAGCGTAACTTTGTGCGATGCTCTAAACTCACCATCCATGACAGGTGAACGCACAACGACCTGCTGTAGAGCTTCACCTACGATCTTTTTAAGGTGGTCGTCTGCGGTTTTAAGGGCTTCGATTGCAAAATTAGTTGGTTTGTTTTTCCACGCCATAAATTTCATCCATTAAAAAACCCACCGAGGTGGGTTATGATTAATTCCGTATTTTCAATCCAGAGCTTAATGAGTTTAATCTATCCTTATTTCCATAGACTTTGGTAAAACCTTTCATCATCTGATCTTGCATCCCCTCATAATTTAACCCCATACGAGAAGAAAATTCGCTGTCCGATTCGTCAGTGTATTCAAAATTGTACTTTTGCGGATTAAATTGTTTTTCTTTAAATGAGGCCAAGATATTTAGTTCAAATATTAGATTTCTAATTTCTTTGAAACAATTTAAGGCTAAATCACTAAACTCTTTAGCTTTAATATCTCTACTTTGAAGTAGCTCAGTTGTTTGGATTGCCTTTTCGACTCGATCCAATAAGCCAAAATGTTTTACCTCCCTAGATTCAATTGTGCTTTGGCTAAAAATCTCATCATCTTCAACATCAAATCTATAATTCTGCCAAGTATCTAATATGTCGATATATGACGAATAGATCTCAGAGCTTTCTTGCTCGAGAAGCTTTTCTATATGCTGCTCTCTCCAATCTCTAAAAAGCACAAACGCCGCCACCGGTGCAAGAAATGCTGCAGTAATAGCAAACCCGTCTTTTAATAAATCATAAAATTCATCTAATTTAAGTGACTTGGATAGCCATAGACTTTCAAGTAAATAGCCAATTATCAAATAAATAATTAGAAAAATTATGGCCCAGAATGCAACATCATTTATCTTTTCTTTTAATGTATTTTTGCTCATAAATCCCCCTAAATTTAGAGGGATATTACTAGACTTTTCTTAACTGACAAGTCCAAATACTTCCAGTTGGATCAGCACCAATATTCACCACCTTAAAATCACCTCTGCTGGTAGTCCAAACATCACCGATTTGAGGTTTGTGCTCGACACCATCTTTCAGCAGTTCATTTTGGAGTACCGTAGCCTTAGAGTCTGTCACCTGATAATCAGTAGGCTTGACCATATCCTTTAAATACGAGCCAAATAGAACACCACGCCCTGAATATGACTCATCACCCACAACCGGATAAGTCTGCGTTTCAAAATCAAAGTCGCCAGAGTAAATCAGTTTTTCACAATTAAAGGTGTCAACTGCATCACCAAGCTTCTTATCAAAAGCTTTGGCTACCTTGGATTGGATTTTGTTTTTGATCATAGCCTTGGCTCTCTTCAAACATAGCAAATAGGTCTTGAGCAATTGATTGAATGGAATAGGCTTCAAATTCCGTGCTCGGATTACTTTCACCCATCCGCTGTTTGATTCGTTGCCACACGTGTACGGCTTCATGCAGCAGTAATCCATGAATCTCTACAGATGTTCGCTCTGAAGTATCGCCGATCTGCACAATCGCATAAGCATCGTCCTGGTAGAAATCAACCTGAGCAGCGCAACCCATTGATAAGAACTCGTCAGAATCATTCATATCATCAAAGAGCAAATCCATATGAAGCTGATTACGCGCTAAGGTGTATTTGACATGCTGAAATGGTGAGATATACCACTCCGGCACATAGTTGTTGTTGATCATGCTCGAGACACCTCAAATCCGAAGCCTTTTGGTTTTAAATCTAGAGAGCCAATAAAGGCTTTAGCAATCTGCTCGAACTCCGATACTTCAACACTACCCTCAGCAAAACTTTCAGTGATTTGCACTGTGTCAGCCTTTACGCTCTCGCTGGTAGTCTGGCGAGCTATACCGGCATAAATCACACCTGCTTGGATACCTTTAATAATTTCACATGCAGCATCTTTTAAAACAGGATCAATTGGATCGGGAATAAAGCCGACTTCATTCCGCATCCATGTATTTGCTAATTTAATAAGTCGAGCTTTATCACCACCAT